TTAAAACAGGGCTTCAGGGTGGATGAAATCCTGGCCATGGGCCGGAGAGAAGTCAGGGGCTACGATCACGCGCATTACGAGCTGCTCCATCCCGAGAAAGAGAAGGGCGTTAAGGTCATGCGCAAGAAAAAGGGCAAGCGATGAACAGCGAATTCAAACTGGCGCTACAACTCACCATGGTGGACATGATGTCGGACGGGCTGAAGCTCGCCCGGCGCAACATTCTTTCCATGGGGGATGCCTCCAAGCAGGTGGTCAAGGATTTCGACGCTATGGAGCGCCACCTGACCCGAGGTCTGAAATCGCTCGCCGCCGCCAAATACCTCGAGAATAAGTTGAAGCCTGGTGTGGCGGCCGCTGCCGACATGCAGGAATCGATGGACAAGGTGGAGATGAACCTTATCCGTTCCACCGAAAACGCCAAGGGCCTTCATGACCAGATGAAGGCCATAAAGGAAACGGCAATCTTCGTCGGCGCCAATGCACCCTTCACCGCGAAGGATGTCATCGATATCGAGGCGCAGCTCCTGAAGAGTGGCATAAACCTGAAGGAGGTCACCGGTAAGAGTGGCGTCGCCTGGTCAGCAGCATCCCTTTCGGCGCTCTCCGAGATGGCTCCCTCCGAAGTCGGCACTCAACTCGCCAGGACAGGGCAAACCTTTGGCCTCAAATCCGGCAACGATTACAAACAAGTCGCCGACTGGCTTGAGAAGGCGGAATCTTCGGCCGGGCACGATCTCGGCCAGCTCTTTTACGGCCTCAAGATGTCCGGCGCATCGGCCAAATCCCTGGGTATTTCCCCTCAGCAATTAGTCACCATGCTGACCATGGCCGCCCCCCTGGGGGAGATGGCCGGCACCTCGGTCAACCGCTTCGTCGATCGCCTTGCCGGCGGTCATCGCGAGGAGCGCAAATACCTCAAGTACATGGGACTGGACTTCTTCGACGGCAAGGGGAAGTTCAAGGGGATCGATCACGCCATCGACGAGGTACGGACAAAGTTCAAGGCGATATCCAACGATAAGAATAAGTTGATCCTTTTCGAGAAGATCTTCGGGGAGGAGGGGAAACGCTTCGCCCAGATGGTTGCAGACGGCGATCGCAACCTGAAGCAGTGGGAATCTTTTATAGCATCTCACAAGGGGCTCGACGAAAAGATGGGGATCTGGGCACAGGGGTACAACGCCTCTTGGATCAAGCTGATCACGACCGTCAAGAGCACCGGCGCCTCCATTTTCGATCCCTGGCTGGCACCGCTCACCGAGATCAACGACAAGCTCAACGCAGCCGTAACCAAGGTCGGAGAATTCGCGGAGAAACATCCCAAGACAACCGATACGTTCAACGGTGTCTTTGCGGCAGTGGCGGCGGGCGCGGGCGGATATGGCGTGTGGAACCTCTTCAAGGCTGGCGGCTATGGCCGCAAGGTCCTCAGTCAGACCGGACTCAGGAAGCTCCTCGGCGGCCTCGGCAGCACGGGAGTGGGAGTCGCCGAAGGGAAGCTGCTGCAGCAGTCGATGGGCGTGACGCCCGTTTACGTTGTCAACATGCCCGGCGGCACGTTTCCCGGAAGGAATGATGCGGCGCCTGAGAAGATGCCTGATTTGGTCAAGAAGCCTCCCGTCATGCCGATTCCCCCCGGAGGCACATCGCTGTTGACAAAGTCCGGGCTTGCCGGGCTCTCGGCCATACCGGCCTACCTGATGGGCACGTACCTTGAGAGACTTACCGGAGGCTCGGGAGAGTTCAATGCTGATATGCATCCCGACAATTGGGGACGGGGATGGACTCCTTGGAGTAAAGAGGCGCCCAAGAACGACATCAAGATCGACCTCCATATTGACGCCGACGGTCGGACGATCGCCCGGACCAACGACCTCAACACCAACGCGCAGGTAGGGATCCGGCGCGGTAAATTCTTCGAAGGGATGATGGTCTCGCACTGATGGCGACGGAAACCGAAATAGGTCAGCTCAACGGCATCGATCTCGAAATGGAGACGATCGAGGATACCTTTGAGAGGGCGCTCGCCCGTTACGAGTATCCCTACGTCGATGGCGACGACCTGGAGGACATGGGGCAGAAGGCGCACGTGATCCGGATCCGCTGCTATTTCTACGACGGCGACGGCGGGGATAACTACGAGGCGCACAAGATCCTGATCAACAACCTCGCGCAGAGCTCCGACCTCGACGAGTTGGTCCATCCCAAGTATGGCACCATGCAGGGTAAGGTCGAAAGCATCACGGTACGCGCCGACGACCGGATCCGATGCGCCGAGATCGATCTTTCCTTCGTCGAGCAGCGCCGGCAGACCCTTGACCTGGTCGCTCCGGAGGACGTCGCCCAGTCGGCGGAGACCTCGTTCCTGACCTCTCAGAACCAGCAGGCGGCCGAGCTGACCGAGGAGATCGTCACGGTGCTCGGCTGGAACCCGCCTCTGCCGGCAGACATACCCTCGCCGTCGCTCCTCGCCCAGGTCAACGCGCAGACCGGGGCCATGCGCCAGTTCGTCCGCGATATCCAGGATCAGCTGGAGGCGTTCGACGCCCTGGCCAACGAGGTGACGCAGCCGGTGAACAGCCTGGTCGCCACCATCAACTACTCCGCCGACCTCCCCGGCAGGATCCTGGGCACCATCACCCGGGCGGTGGAGCGGGTGGCCAACCTCTACACCAGCTTGCGGCAATTCCCGGCCAGGCTCACCAGCAGCCTCTCCGGTGCGATCCTCTCCCTGCAGGCGCAGTTCGAACGGTTTGCGCCTACCTCGGCCGGCGCCCTCTGCTTGATGCATCTGCGGATAGCCGGCGCGCAGCGCCTCGCCCTCGAGGCCGCCTATTCGTATGGGGACGACCAGAACCGCCGGCTTTCCCTGACCGCCCAGCCCCCCGCTTTTGACGCCATGGGTCGCTACACGGCTCCGGCGGAGGTGACTCCGGTCGCCAATGCCCAGGAACTCGAATCGTCGCTGTCCGACGTGCGGGGGATGATCGCCGCGGTCGTTTCCGACTTCCGCACCATGCAGGCGCTGAAGGACATGGCGCGCCAGCTTCTCGAGCACGTCTACACCGACAAGCTCACGAGCGAGCGGATCATCACCATCCAGGTCGATACCCCCATGCCTTTGCACATCGTCTGCCTGCGCTACGGGCTCTCCTACACCGAGGCGCAGCGGATCATCGACATCAACCGCATCCCCTGGCCGAGCGCCGTGAAGGGCGGGGTTAAGATCTATGTCTGACGCCATCGAACTGCGCATAGGCACCACCAGCATTCGGAGCTTCCAGAGCTACAGCGTGGACGCCGATCTCTACGTCGCCGACCATGCCTTCAGCATGGAGCTTGCGAACCCGGAGATCGAGGTGCGGAAGGGGCAGAAATGCCAGCTCTTCGTTAACAAGGACCTGGTGCTGACGGGCATCATCGAAAAGCGCAAACGCCATTGCGACAAGCAGGGGCGTACCCAAAGCGTAGGCGGCCGCGACCTCCTGGGGATCGTGGTGGACGCCTATTGCGAGGAGTTTGTGAGTGTCCAGGAGAAGACGATCGCGCAGCTGGCGGCCATGCTGATCCAGGCGAATGCGAAGACGCCCCGCCCGGCGCTCCCCTTCATCGGCCGGGTGCCGATCGTCGGGGAGACCGAGCTGCAGGGAAAACTCAAGAGCCATCGCCGGCGCGGCACCGCCGACTTTCTCTCCTTCTTCGATGCGCCGCAGAAGGTCGCCCAGATCTACCCGGGGCAGACGGTCTTCCAGGTTCTGCAGATGTACGCGCTCTCCCGGGGAGTGATGTTTTTCGGGCTTCCGGACGGCACCTTCGTCTTCGACGAACCATGCGTCGGCGGGGTTCCGGACTACAGCATCGTCTTCACCAACGACGGCAGGGGCAACGCCCTTTCGGCGGACGTCGACGAGGACATCAGCCGGGCATACAGCAAGGTGAAGGTGATCGGCCAGCAGTTGCAAAACAGCGATCCGTTAGGCGGTCCGGCGACAACGGTCAACACGACGCCGGGCATCGCGACCGATCCGGACTTCCCCTTCTACAAATGCTTCGTCCAGGTGAACAACAACGACAGCCAGAGCCCGGCGCTGCATGCCCGGATGCTCCTCAATAAGATGCGCCACGACGCCTTCAAGCTCGAGTACGAGATGCCACGGCACTCCCAGGGGGGAAAGAATTTCACCATCAACCGCATGGCCGCGGTGAAGGACACGGTGCACGGCATCAGCGGGAACTTCGCGGTCACCGGCCGGACGCTGAAGATGGACAAATCGAAGGGGCCGACCACGGTACTGCGCCTGGGACTCCCCGGGCTTGTGGAGCAGATCGGGTCGCTCTCCAAGGGGGGCAAATGATCCGGGTGACGTTTACCAAGGTGATCGACGGGCGGGTCAGGACCTTCGAGGCGGACGGTCGCGAAGGGGAGAGCTTTGCCGGCCGCGAGTTCATGCAGCAGTTCGGATTCGCCTCCTTTCCGAAGGATGGCGCCACCGGCGTCATTGTCTACAACGGCAACTTCATCATCGCGATCGCTTCCGACGACAGCAGCTGCCGGCCGGAGCTCCAGGAAGGGGAGACGGTCGTTTACGATGCCAACGGCAACACTGTCCACCTGACCGCCGACGGCATCACGGCGGTGAGCCCGAAGAAGATCACCGCCCAGGCGCCCGATATCGAGCTGACCGGGAAGGTGAAGATCACCGGCAGCCTCGAGGTGACCGAGGATATCACGGCTGCCCAGGTGAGCGACAGTGAGGGGAGCATGGAAGAGATCCGGACTAAGCATAACCTCCACATCCATGATGACTCGACCTCCGCGCCCACCACGCCGCCACTGGAGCCGATGTAATGCCGCACTCGATCATTCAGCAGGCGGACGGCACCTTCAAGAAGGTTCCCGGAAACGACCCGACGATCCTCACCAACATCATCGTCTCGATGGGGATCGCCCTGGGAAGCTGGTGGGCGGATCCTGCCTTCGGGCTCAAGCGGCGTCGCAGAATGAAGAACAGCGCCACCACGGAAACGCTCCTCCAGGACGACTGCCGGCGCGCCCTTCAATGGCTCCTGGACAGCAAGCGGGCAAAATCGATCGACGTCGCCACCTCTCGCGATCTGGCCGCCGACCGCAGCCGCATGGAAGTATCCGTCGCCGCCGTGCAGGCCAATGGCCAGCCGGTCACCTTTGAAACCTTCGTAGCGGTGATCTGATGTTCGACAATACCTTTGACAGCCTGTTAAACGACATTTTAACGGATCATGTAAACCAGGACCCCGCCGTCGACGTCTCGAAGGGGAGCCCCGATTACGTTACCTCGTCCGCCTTCGCCTCGGCGCTCTGGGCATTGGAGTCCAGGGGGAAATATCTCTCCACCCAGATCGTCCCGGGGCCGAACATGGAGAGGGATAACCTGGAGCACTGGGCGAGCCTCCGGGGGCTGGCGCTCAACCCCGCTGAGTCGGATTCCTCATTGCTGGCGCGGCTTCTCGGCAACATCCGGAGACCGCCGGCAGGGGGGAACAAATACGACTACGTCGCCTGGGCGCTTGCCGCTTCGCCCAACGTGGCCAACGCCTGGACGGTCCCCTGCGGACAGGGGCCGGGCACGATCGACGTGATCATACTCGCCAATGCTACGTTGACCGGTTCGGAGATACCGGGAGACGACCTCATCGCCACGGTGACCGCCTATCTCACCGATATTTGCCCGCTCGATCCCAAATACCTCCGGGTGCTCGCTCCCCAGGTGCTGACCGAGAACGTCACGATCGCCCGCGCCGGCGCCGACTATCCCGCGGCCCAGGCGATCGCCGATATCACCTCATCGCTGGCCGCCTACATCCCGGGGCAGACGCTTTATGGCGACTCGCTGAAGGTGCTCGCCCTGGGCGGAGGCAACGGGAGCGCCCCGGTCACCGCGCCGCCGGCGGATGTGGTCCCCACCGCCTACCAGATGATCCGGCCGGGAGTGATCAATGTCACCTGAGATCGAGCACAGCGACATCCTGCAGCTGCTCTGCCCGGTCCCCTGGATCATGACCGACAACGAGCGCGCGGTCTACGGCGCCGCCCTGGACCGCACCAAGGCGCGCCTCGATGCGATCGCTCCGGAGATGTTTCCGGATACGGCCGTCGAGCTGCTTCCCGACTGGGAAACGCTCTACCAGGTCGTGCCGGCGCCGGGCGCCACGATCGCACAGCGGCAACAGGTGCTGGCGGCCAAATGCAAGGCGACCGGCGACATCAAGGCCCCATACTTCGTCACGCTCGCTGCGGCCATGGGGTACGCGATCGCGATCGCGGCGACCAGCACTCCGGACGCCGGCCAGGACTTCACCGCGGGCGTCTCCGGCGCCGGAGATACCCTCGGCTACACACTGGATCCGGTGGGACCGTTCATCTGGGACATCACCGTTCACCTGGTCGCCGGCCAGGTCAATCCCGCGGTCGACCTCGAGGCGGTGCTGCAGGATCTGAAGCCTGCGCACCGTACTCTCAATTTTATTTATGTCGGTCCTTAACGGAGGAAACATGAAACGCTTGATCTTTAATCTCTCCACGCTGCTCGTTTTACTGGGCTTCGCACTTAACCCGGCCTACGCCGGTAAGACCTCCTTCGTCGACGGCAATGCGATCACCAAGACGCCGGGCACCAAGGTCACCTCCGCATTCCTAAACGCCGTCAACAGCCATCGCCATGACGGCGGCAACTACGACGGCGCCGGCATCCTGGACGCCGCAGTAGACTCGGGGAGCGTCAACACCCTGGTGGTGACCCTACCGACGCCGCTTACTGCGCACGTGCCGAGGATGCCGATCTACGTCCAGGTAGCGAACACGAACACCGGCGCTTGCACCATCAACGTCTCGGGGATCGGCGCGCTGGCGCTGCAGAAATCCAGTTCATCCGGGCCGGTCGACCTGGTCGCCGGCGACCTGCAGGCGGGTGCGATCGTCATAGTTGCCTACGACGGGACAAGATACCTGCTGCTCACCATGCCGGCGGGCTCCGACGCCGCCACCCTCCAGGGACAGTCGGCCTCGATGCTGGTCCCGCCCGGGGCGATCATGGCGTTCGGACAGGCGGCGTGCCCGGCCGGCTGGACCGGGGCCATCGGCAACACGCTGCTCCGGACCGGTCAATACGCGCAGCTCTTCGCGGCCTGGGGCACGATCTACGGCGCGGGCGACGGGTCGACCACCTTTGGCACCCCGGACTTGCGGGGCGAGTTTTTGAGGGGTGTGGACGGCGGCCGAGGGGTGGACCCTGGGCGCACGATCGGGAGCTGGCAGGCCGACATGTTCAAGAGCCATAGCCACACGGGGACCTACGGAGGTTCCGTCTCGGCCACGCCCGATACCGGATTCTATTTCGTCTCAAGCTTTGGCGGGGCGACTACCGGTTCCACGGGCGGCAGCGAGACGCGGCCGAGGAACATCGCCGTTAACTACTGCATCAAGTATTAGGGGAGAGGGTTACGGGATGAGACGATTGAATTTATTTACAGCCAGCCTGGTCGCAGCGCTTGTCTTGTTCGGCCAAAGCGCCCTGGCTTCGAATGCCTTCACCAACTTTTCCACGGCCGCCGGCAAGGCGAGCCCCACTACGCCCACCGACACCCTTGAGCTTCGCGCCGCCGGCGCCGCTTCGATTTCCGCCTCGGGCAGGCGGGTCACCATCACCGTGCCGACCGTCGCCGGCCCCCAGGGGGCTACCGGTCCGCAGGGTCCGCAAGGTCCGCAGGGAATTACGGGACCGCAGGGCTTGAAGGGCGATCGCGGCCCGCAGGGTATCCAGGGGCCGCAAGGGATTCAGGGCCTTACTGGTCCGGCCGCCCTGCAGAACCTCGGCCCCTGGTCGTCGACCATGACCTACACTCCCGGAATAACTGTCACCTATGGCGGCAGCCGGTGGATCTGCTACAAGACCAACAAGGGGCAGACGCCGGTGGAAGGCATGTACTGGACCTTGCTGGCTGCGGGAGGAGGGTCCCTTTCAACGGCTAATGTCTTTACTGCTCCGCAGACCATGCCGTCTCTGATCCTTACCCAGGGTCCGCACATAGACGCTCTTTCTCTTGCGAAAGCAGACGGATCAGATGACAGTGGTGCGATTCAAACCATAGCCAATAATATCGTCGCGTCAGGCCGGTTCACGTGGATTGATTTGAACGGTCGGCTTTACACGCTGAATCACCAACTTCTGCATCGTGTTGACCTTGTCGGCTTTCGAAATGGAGACATGGCATTTTCCAGCTTTTCCGGAGCGGCTATACATGCCACCGGAAGCGGGACGGGCACGCCTTACGACCAGGATAGAGTCGTTATGAGCCATGTACGGTTGTATGGTCCGTCAAGGACGGGAAACCTTGACGGAATAGTGTTTGACACACCGCATGAAGCAGGAACAAGCCATATCGTCTATGACCATGTGAGCGCTCGCTACTTCCGGACGGTGGCCCAGTTTAGGAACAACGCCTACCTGATAGATTTCGCTCACCCAAATTTTGACGAGAACTATAACGGTCTTTGGATGGATTCAAGTTTTGCCAACTACGGTGAAAACATTACGGTCCATAGTGGTGCTATTTACAATAATCTTGGAATCCCTCTCTACAATAACAACTCCAACGGTACTATTTCGACCTATGGCACATCGATTGATTACAACAGCGGCGGGATTGCAAAAGCGGATCGCGGGCGGATATTTATTCATGATGGACACCGGGAGGCTAGCGATTTCGTGGCATCTCCGATTCAGGCCAATGCAGGCAACGGCGCTACCGTTTCAATTCTCGGTGGGTGGGATCTCCTGACCGGCGCTCTCCCCCATGTAATGCCGAGTTACATCGACTGTGAGACTACTCCTGGCGGAGGAGGAGGCGTCTGGTTTGAGCCTGAATTTGCCCATGCCTTGCAGGGTAGTGCTGGGGGAAGGGGATTTTTGGCGACAGGCTCGGGCGATGTTTTTAGCCACATTAAAGGAACGTATGATATTTCGTACAACCCGATTTTTCTGTCCCAAGAAATGAACAGGCTGACTGATGGCGGATTTGAGGGGGCTTCGCTCACGGATTGGATATGGATCAGCGACGATACCGGCGCTCCGAAGGACCGTTACTCCGGCAACAACCTCTCGCTGTCCGTATCCACCGATTATGCTCATTCGGGTGCTCAATCTCTCGCAGCGAACAAGAGTTTCGGAGCAGGTTCTCAAGCCTCTTTCCGAGTCGCCATACCGATTAAGCCGGGGATGAGGGCTCGGCATCAGCTTTATTTCAAGAAAGCGGGAGCACAGACCGGAACTATGTATCTCGGTTGGTATTACGCCAAGTACAAAGGTACAAATATTGCGGGTGTCCCGATCTTTGATCTTGGCACATCGTACACCACTACGGTCACGTTCACCTCCGCCGCTCAGGATTGGACTTGGTGGGGGTACAACATGGGGGAAACTAAAACGCCTCCTGATCGGGATTACCTACTCTTGAACGTCAATATGAACTCCATGAATGCCGGGACGATCTATTTCGATGACCTCTTAGCTACGGAGATGTGACCATGACAAAATCAATCATCACTGCGACCATCGCTTGCTGTCTCCTCGCAACCATTACGTTCGCAACGGATCTATTTGTTGACACGAGCCTCTATACTTCCCCAAACAACATTGGGGCCGTGCCGTATACTGGGGCGACCGCAGATGTCGATCTTGGGGTCTACTCTTGCCTGTTTGGGGGCAATCTTGCGGTCTATGGGGGCAACTCAAAATCTCCCACAACAGCATCCATCAGGGGCGCGACCACTGGCGGGCTTGTCCTGAATGGTTATGGTTCGGCACCTATTAATCTCAACTATGACAGTGGGACCGGTGGAGTAATTTTCAACAACGGGTCAGGCACGCAAGTTGCGGCGATATCGAGTACAGGAGCCGCGACGTTTGGCAGTTACCTATCCCTATACTCGGGGGCTGCGGCTTCCCCCGGTATTCCATCCGTCCGTGGTGCATCAACCGGTGCGATGGTGATCAACGCCTATGGCTCGGGGGCGCTGAATCTCAACTACGATTCAGGGACAGGGGGCGTGCTGTTTTTTAACGGGT